CTTATCCCGCTTCTGCGGGCGCAGCGCCTCTACCATCCACCAGAACTCCAGCGGGTGGAGACGCCAGAATTTGTCGGGCGTGACCAGCTTCCACGTTACGACTGCTGCCTTGTACGCTTCGGCGACGAACGAGACTTGCTGCCCGCCGCCGCGCCTGCGTTTTTTGCTGCGGTCTCCAGTTCCTGCAGCGCGGCGGGCGGCACCATCAGCGAGAGCAATGCCTGGATAGCCCGCACGACCGTAGTCTGGAGTTCCTTACCCTTGCTCTTGAACATCCCGACGTAGATCTCTTCGTCGCTCACGTTCGCGCCCGCGTACCGCAGCGCCAGCCCGTAGGCTGTTGCCAGCTTGGCCAGCGGCGGTCGGCCGCTGACGCTGTAACGATAGAGATCCCCCATCGTCACCACGTCCTCGATCTGTGCCAACAGGCGCATGACTTGATCGGGCGGGATCTTGTACTCCCGCCCGTTCCAGCCGAACCTTACCTCCTCGAAGATCGCCATGACCGCCCCCCGCTTACGCTGCCGCCGTGAAGGTGACCAAGCCCGCGCTCTCGAACGTCGCTTCGAAAGTCGCAGGACCCGTGTGCTCCGCGCTGATGCCGAAGTTGCTGAGGAAGAAATCCCCAGCGATCTTGCCCGGAGTCGTCCCCGGCCAGCCGAACTCGGTGGGCTGTACGCGATCGCTCGCGCTCAGCGCCTCCTGCAGCAGCGTCTCGTCCTTGAGGACGCCCGCCACCGTGATGCTGACCTGGATCTCGCCGGGTTCGGCCAGCAGTTTGCGGACCGCTGCGTCGTCGTCGTTGGTGACATCGATCGAAGTGCCGTTGATGGTCAGGCTCTTGGTCCGCACTGCGGCGATCAGCACGGGCGAAGACCCGCGCTTGACCGTGACCGAGCGGCCTTTGGTGGGAAGTTGCAATGGCATGATTAAGTCCCTTCCGTAATGACTCTGAACCGCTGGACGCCGTGGCGCGTCCTACCATCCGGGTCCACCATGGACCTCGAATCCTCTACGAAGCACAGCACGAAGTACTCGCCAGTAACCGTCAGATTCTGGTTGTGCAGTGCCGCCTTGACTGTGTCCATCAGATCCTTCAGATCCTTCATGCCGTCGTAACGGCTCCAGGTATGCACCACGAACAGGGTCTCGCGCCCGATCGTCGTGTCCGTGTCCCACGGTACCTCCTCGAACTCTCCGATCTGCACATACGGCAGCGCCACATTGTCCGGCGTGTCGTCGTAGACAACTACCGGAGCAACGGCAGCGGTCAGAGCCGTATAGACGGCTTTCTGGAGCTCGAACGCTGCGCCCATTAGTCTTCCTCGTTCGGGTTGATACCGCGCATCGCTCGGACTTGCAGTTCGCGGAGTTGTTGCTCGTAGAAGCCGCGCTCGGCCCGCATGCTGGGGTACAGCCATGGACTCGCGCGGTGGCGGCGCGTGCCGAACTCCTGATACAGACCGTGCATGACCGCCGTGCCTACGCGCACCATGCGCTTCTGCACCACCATGCGCACGCTCTTGGCCAGCTCGAACGTGCGCGGATCGGGAGCGCGACCTTCTCCCGTCATCAAGCGGCGCGTCGCGCCCTCCTTGACGCGTATGCCAGTCATCAACGCTATCTTGCTCAACTCGTCGCCCATGTTCTCGCCGAACTTCTTGATGTTGCGGCGGAGCGCGTTGAACCCGCTGGTGCGCCGATGCGCGCGTACCAGCTTGCTGCGCTTGGCTGGAGTGGCCATCAGGAAGCTACTCCTTCCTCGAGACTGAGCACCATCCACCTGCCGCGCTCTTCCATGTCAAGGATAGAGCGGATCTGCATCGCGCGGTTCTGGAACAACACCCGATGCTCCGTGCTCACCGTCGGGTGATGGCGGATGGTCAGTTCGTGCGTGATCTGCGCCTGGAGCCGTCCGGCCTCCAATGGCTCGGTACCGCTCTTCGGCTCCATGCGCCCCCAGACAGAGGCGTAAGTGTTCCAGGTTACGGCATTGCCGCCGCCACCGTCAGGCGTCTTTGCCTTCTCCTGAAGCTGCACCAGATGCCGGAGCATCCCGATGCGAACACGCGTCGCCATGCTCGCTCCTCATGCGAAAGTTTGTAGCCGATACGGTGCCAGCAGCCGACTGGCTGCTTCCGGCAACTTAGCCGTGATGGTACCCACGACCACGTTCTCCCGGTTCTCGAACCAGTGCCCCAGCATCAACTTCATCGCCTGCCTGAACGACTCGGGCATGCGCCGCCTGCTCACGAAGATGCTGCCGCTGCCCGCGCTGGTCATGTCCACTGCTGCGCCGCCGGACGTCACCGACAGCTGGAACGCATTGCCGCTGGTGCCGACCACGTAGTACGGGGCGTTCTCCGTCAGTCCGGCGGGCACTGCGCCGCCGTCCTGGGACACGTACACCTTCTCGCCGTTGGCGAACGGGTTGTCCTGCACGGTCAACGTGTCCGCGCCTGCGCTCGCCGTAGCAGGCGCGAGATACCCCGCCTGATAGGTGATCAACACGGAGTGAAGATCCTCCCCTCCGCGGATCTGCGGCCACACCGCACCATAGGCGCGCACCAGCCGCCCGGGTTCGCTGCGCGTGTCCACCTGATACACCGCAGGGTCCAGCGTCTGATATGCACCAGCGGAATCGCGGTACTGCACGCTACCGAACTTCATGATCGGCGAGCGGTCCAGCCGGAAGACATCGTGGAACTGCTCGAAGGCTAACTCCACCGTCTGGAGCACCAGCGCCCGCTGGAGGTACGCCTCCACATGCAGCCGCGCCGTGGTCACCAGCCCCGCGATCGCCGTGTCTTGGTCATCCAGCGTGTAGTAGAGATGGTTCTTCGCGGACACCAACGCCATCGGCTCCGCGCGCGGCTCCACGGTGACGTTGACTACACCCACTCCGCGCATGACGCGTGCGCCCCTACTTGTTGCGCAGCTTGGTCTTGCGTTCCGCCTTGCTGCGGGCGGTCGCCGCCTCGTTGCTCTCGCCGAGCAAGTCGGCTTCGTCCTTGTCGAACAGGACCTCGCACGAGTTGGTGCTCTCGAACGCTGCGGCCAGCCCAGCGCCGACGTCGTACTCCTGCCCCTCCTCGTACACCTTCACCTCGCCGACGCAGTCATCCTGGCCGCGCTCGGTCTTCAACATCCGGATGCGTTTCACGATTCTTCTCCTGTAGAAAAAAGCCCGGGGCAGGCTTTACCGACCTGCCACGGGCTTGTCCCGCGCCGAGAACCCTTACGCGACCGGGCTGGTCTTCGGATTGCCGCGCGCGATGACCGCACCCGTGGCGACCGAAGTGCCGCTGTTGTGCGTGATCACCACGCGGAGGTACCGCTTGTTCCCGAGGTACCCCACGCGCTGGACGCTGTTCGCGGCCAGCGGAGTCGTGAACGCACCGTCGAGATCCGCGCCCGTGACGTCGGCCGCGTCGCTGCCGTCGGACTGATCGCCCGCTTGCAGCTTGGCGGTCTGGTCCCCCGACGCCACGATGGCACCCACATTGACGATCGCCATTGCCGAGCCGTAACCGAGCAGGTCCACTGCGACCCCGTTGGCCGACGCCGTACGCACCGCAGGCGTGAGGGACTGTGCTACGTCCACGTTTTGCTTGATGCTGCGCATGTCCTTCTCCTTCTCTGTAAGTTGAAAACGCTTCTCTAGACGGAAGCGCCCATTCTCATCTGGCTCCTGGCCGTCCGCGGATTAGGCGAACTTGAGGAACTTGATGGCCTCGAAGTGCAGGACATCGCCGCCCACGCGCCGGGTCGTGTAGAAGCGCACGTACGGCTTGTTCGTGAACGGGTCGCGCAGCACCCGGATGCCCTGACGGTCGACGATCTGGTACCCGAGCGCGAGGTTCGCGAACATGATGGACAGGCTGTTCGCCGCGATGGCGGGCATGTCCTCCATCTCGCGCACCGGGAAGCCGAGCAGGGTGCTCGGCTGCGCGGCGGTCATGCTCGGGAGCCAGATGTACTGCCCGTTCGCGTCCTTGAGCACACGCACCGCGCCCAGCGTGGCGCGGTTCATGTACCACTTCGCGTTCGTGCGGTACGCGGCCTTCATCTGGTGCAGCAGCGCCACCAGCTTGTCGCTGCCGTTCGGCGCGGTGCCGAAGCCGCCGGACGTGCCCGTGACAACGTGCTCCAGCACGCCCCACGCGCGCGAGGAGTCCGCCGTCGCCGCCGTGGTGTACGTGAGCACGCCCCGGGGCTTGGTGACGCCGTCGCCCGTGAAGAACGCGGTGTTCTCGGTGCGCACCATCTTCTCGGTGACCTTGCCGCTCAGCCACGCCTCCACGTCCACAGCGGCGTCGTCGAGCAGCTGTTGCGTGGTCTCCGGCATGGCGTACATCTCGAACACCGGAATGCGCCACTTGGCGGTCTTCGGCGTGCCCGTGGCAGGGCGCGCCTGCTGCTCGCCGACCCAGCCGCAGGTGACGGAATCGTCGTTGTCCAGCACGCCCTCCAGGGCGTCGGTCGAGATGGTGATGACCGCTGCGTCCTCGCGGATGGGGCTGGTCTCGAAGATCTTCTGGACCATGCGCCCGCTCATGTCCGGCGTGACGAAGTAGCCGCCGTCGGCGTCGCTGCCCACGCTGGCGGTCTTCTCGCCGAGCGAGTAGTCCTGCATGTCCTTGAGCGCCTCGTCGCGCCCGCGCCGCAGGTATTGGCTGAACGCCTTCTCGTGGCCGAGTTCGGCCTCGCTCTTCACGCGCTGGTTGCCGCCGCCGCCGGACAGCGCGAGCCGCGCCTGCGCCGCCTGGAACTTGGCCAGCACTTCGCCGAGATCGCCCAGCCGCTTCTCCAGGTTGGCGACGTTCTGCGCGAGCAGCGG